GGCCAGCCACAGGGTGACGAAGGGGAGCGCCATGATGCAAATGGCCCCGATTGCGTCAGTGATAAGGTCACGCAGGCGCATGGGCTTCCTCCTCCTCGTTAATGATCTCGGCCAGTAGGTTTAGGGCGCGGGTGAAACACTTGGTGGCCTCTTCGTCACGGCTGGCCATGAGTAGCATCATGGCGAACTCAACTTTGAACTTGGCCTCGCGGGCTTTGGTTGCTGCGGTCATTTCTGGTGCTCCTCAGTAAAGGTAGAGCGTGTCTGTTTCGTTGTGGTAGTGCCAGCGGGCTTCCGCGCCTGCTCTGGTCTCTGCCTCCTCCATGCGCTCCGCGTCATCACGCAGCGCAAAGAGAAGGTCACACAGCACTTGCAATTGCCTGTCCTTCGTCTCTGCGGCTGGGCTGGCTGGGTCGAGCGCGTCAAGTTGCGCCTCCAAGTGGCGGATGTTGTCATCCAAGAGGCTGATGGTTGCGCGTGTCTGGTCGAGTGTCAGTTTCATCTCTGGTGCCTCCTTCACGCTGCGCGCACTGTGTAGTCACTGACCTGCGTCAGGATGTGGTTGCCACCATCTGCCTCATGATAGCGGCTAAAGTAGGACTCCTCTGATACGTCGATCACGTCGAAGGCGAGGGGGTAGTTCTCTTCGACAAAGGCGTCGATCTCGGCCACGTCTGCCGCGCTCAGGGCGTCATCATAGCCAAAGGTCAGGTAGTAGGCCCACGCGGTGGGTAGACACATCTCCTGCGGCTTGATGTTCAAGAGGCGGGTTGCTTTGGTTGACATGGCTCTGACCCTCACGCTGCTGCTGTGGCGTGCAGGGTGTAGAACTCAAGAGCATCGTCCATGAGTTCCATAGTGAAGGCTGCAAGCGCATCGGCATCAACTGCCTTAACGATGCACTTCTGAGCGTGGCCCACTGAGCACTGATGCTCGAACGCCATGAACCGAGAGAACTGGGAGATAATGAAGGCCCGCAGTTGGCGCTCGTTGGCTGCACCGATTGCCTTCAGGTTGGAGCGGTAGTGCCCTTCGCCTTCGTAGGAACCTTCCAACCAGAGACCGAAGTAACGGCGCAGGGTGGGGAGGTCATTGAGGTCGCGGGTGATTGTGTTGAGTGTAGTTGTCATTCCGTAGTCTCCTGTGTTGCTCAGGAGAGTGCGGTAATCCTTGGTTGGTGGTGGGCGACCCTGTAATCGAAC